GTCCCGCGGCGGTCGATCGGCTCGCCATCCTCTCGGGCGTCGGCCTGATCGTCTACGGCGTCTCGATGCTGTCGCGTCCCGGGGCCATCATTCTCGCCGGCCTGTTCCTCGTGGCCGGCGCTCTTTGGAGGGCACGCTCTTGACCAGCATGGTGTCGTGGCTCTTGGGCATCCCTCACGGAGAGGGTCTCAACCCCCTGGACGACAGGTACTACGATCTTCCGAGCGGTGGAGGCATGTCGAGGACGGGCGTCCGCGTCTCGCCAGAATCGGCGATGAAGGCCTCGACGGTCTATCGCTGTGTCTCTATCCTCGCGAACGTGCTCGCGATGTTCCCCAAGGGGATGTTCGAGAAGCTCACGCCGCGAGGCCGTCTTGAGGCGCCCGATCACCCGCTGGATCCGATCATCAGCTTCAAGCCGAACCGCCGGCAGAACGCCTTCGTCTTCTGGCGCCAAGTCTGCTATCACCTGATCCTTCGGCAGAACGCCTTCGTCCAGATCATCCCGGGCACGGAGGGCCGCGGATGGGTCGGCGGCCTCCTGCCGCTCGACCCCGATCGCGTCCGCGGCCCTGAAGAGCTCGCGGACGGATCGCTGCGCTACGAGTACACCCGGCCGAACGGTGGCGGGACGGTCAAGCTCATGGGGGATCTGGACATCTGGCATCTCCAGGGCCTGAGCTCGGATGGCCTCCGTGGTCTGTCGATGCTCGACGTGGCCAACGATTCGATCGGGCTCTCGCTCGCCGCCGAGCGGCACGCCTCCCGCTTCTTCGAACGTGGCGTCAAGCCGACAGGCATCTTGCAGCACGAGAAGACCCTGAAGCCGGAAACGGCGAAGGAAATGAGCGAGTCCTTCGGGCGCGTCTACGGCGGCGAGCAGGGCACGGGGAAGGTCCCGGTTCTCTGGGAGGGGATGAAGTTCACTCCACTCTCGATGACGCTCAAGGATGCCGAGTTCCTCGATTCGCGGAAGTTCTCCGTCGCCGAGATCGCGCGCTGGTTTGGGGTGCCGCCGCACATGGTCGGCGACGTCGAGCGCAGCACAAGCTGGGGCACCGGGATCGAGCAGCAGGGGCTTCACTTCCTGATCTACTCGCTGCTGCCGTGGATCGAGCTCCTCGAGCAGTCGATCCGGTTCACGCTCGTCGTTCAGGCGGAACGGTACTACCCGAAGTTCAACGTGAACGCGATCCTGCGGATGGACGCGAAGACGCAGGCGGACGTGTTCGGCATGCTGATCGACAAGGGTGTGCTGAACCCGAACGAATGCCGGGAGCTTCTCGAGCGGAACCCGCGCGAGGGCGGGGACGAATACGTGGACCCCGCCGGGCCAGAGCCAGCGCCGCCACAGCCGCAGCGGGAAACGCCGCCGCCTGAGGACGAGGATGATGAGGATGAGGACGAAGAGGCGGCCCAGGCGACCGCGCGCGCGCGGGCCCTGGCGGGAGCGCGGGCGGGGGAACTGCTCGACGAAGAGCACCAGGCACTCTTCCGGCTGGCGAAGGAGAACGCGAAGCGAGCGGACGCCTGGCAATCGGCTGCGGCCCGCTTCTACGGCCACTTCGCCGGGCGCGTGGCGCTCGCCATGGCCTGCAGCAAGACGGCGGCGAAGGGCTGGTGCGACACTCGGCGGGGCCTCGTGCTCGCCGAAGGGCTGTCGGGACTCACGGACGGCCACCAAGAGCAAGCGGCTGCGGCGCTCGTCGCCCTGGCCTTGAGCAACGGAGGGTAGACGAATGCTGAGCCTCATCCATGCCGTGGCCGGGCGCCCGTGGGCGATTCGCGCCGAAATCGCACTCCACGTCCGGGGACTCCTCGCGCGAGAGGGCATCTCTGGCCTCCGGCACCTCGCGGCGTTGAAGGAGGAGGTCCACGCCTTCGATCCCCAGGCCGCAGGCCGCAGCGGAGTCCCCGGGACGGTCGGCACCGTCGCTGTGGTTCCCGTGATCGGCACGCTCACCCAGCGGGTTCAGGTGATCGGGAGCGCGCAGACGCGATCCACGGCCGAGATCGTGGCCCAAGTCCGGGCCTACGCCGCCGATCCAGCCATCGATGCCATCGTGCTCGAGATCGACTCGCCCGGAGGCGAGGTGTTCGGGGTGCCCGAGGCATGGCAGTCGATCCGGGAGTCTGCTGCGAGGAAGCCCGTCATCGCGCACGCCAACAGCATCGCGGCCTCGGCTGCCCTCTACCTCGGGAGCGCGGCGACGGAGTTCTGGGCGACGCCGAGCGGCGAGGTAGGAAGCGTCGGCGTCTACGCCCTCCATGTGGACATGTCAAAGGCGCTCGAGGAGATGGGCGAGGCCTGGGACTTCATCGTGGCAACCAAGAGCCCTTACAAGATCGAGGGCAATCCGGCCGGGCCGCTCACTGACGAGGCCCGCGCCCATGCCCAGAAGGACGTGGACCGCTACATGGGGATGTTCCTCCGCGACCTGGCGAAGGGCCGCGGCCTCTCCGAGAAGCAGGTGGAGAGCACCTTCGGGGGCGGCCGGATGATGGGATCCACCGAGGCGCGCGGGGTCGGGATGATCGACCAGGTCGGAACCTTCGAGCAGGCAGTTGGGCGCGCCGCGCAGATCGCGGGATCTCGCGGGCCGAGCAAGCCGAGGGCGGATCTGATCCGGGCCGAGCCGATGGTCATGGACCCGGCGGAACTGGCGGCCAGGGCCGCCCTTGTTGGAGTGCGAACGGAGGATCTCAAATGAAGCGAATCGCGACGTGCCTTGCACTGATGCTATTGGCCAGCGGGCCTCTCTGGGCCGAAGTCCTGTCGGCCGTGCCGCTGGTCTCGACCGGCGTCAACCTCTCAACGACACAGACGAGCGCAGCCGGTGCCGTCGATTCCACCAACACAATGGATCGTGGGTACACCCTCGAAGGCCCGACCTTGCTCCGGGTGATCACGACCGTGGGGGCCACGCCCACCGTGAAGGTCGACATCCAGGGTTCGATGGACGGGGCGATCTTCTTCAACGTGCCCTACTCGCTGATCGCCACGCCGGAGACCTGGGTCGTCTCCCAGATCACCATCACATCAGCGACGACGAACAACTACATCCTCAAGGGCGCCGTCCCGTGGCGCTACTTGAAGCTCGTCTACAGCTTGAACACCAACGTCACGCTGACTGCGGACGCCTTCCCAACGTCGTTCTGAGCCCCCTCAATGAGCCAGCGGCGAGAGTATCGCCAGCATTCGAAGAGTATCCTCCTCCGAGCCACCGCGAGCGTCTTCCGCGAGCGGGAGGCCCTATTGCTGATCGAGCGGCGTAGATGGCTCCGACGACTCGCCTGGATAGCCTGCGGGGCGCTGCTCCTCGGGATCGTGGTGGGCGGATTCGCGGCGCGGGTCCTGTGAGGGGGGCTTGACAGGTCGTGATACGCTGAAGGGGAAGTAGAAGGGTTCCGGTCGCCTCAGCCTTCGGGCCTCTCCGACCGGACCATCGCGGCACCGCGCCACCGGCGCCCCTGCCGATCGGCATCTGGACGTTTTTTCAGGTGCCGGCAGGGGCGCTTTCGCTTTTGGCCGGCACGGGAGCCTGCGAATGGAACGACTCAAGGAGTTGGAGGTCGACCGAGAGGAGCGCCGGGCCCAGGTCAAGGAGATCCTGACTGCGGCAGCGACGGACAAGCGCCCTCTGACGGAAGACGAGCGGAAGAAGGCCGGAACCCTCACGGCCGAGCTTGAGCAGATCGAAGCGACGATCAAGCTCGAAGAGCAGACGCTGGAGTGGAACAGGACCAGCGCCCCGGCGGTCCGGCGCCCTGATGGCGATCCGGCCCCGGACAAGCCGTTCAAGTCCTACGCCGCAGGCCTCGGGGGCGCCAAGAACCCCTGGGGTGACTGCAGCACGCCCCGCGGCTTCGACCAGGCGCTGGGCACCTTCCTGCAGGCCGTGGCCACCTGCGCCAAGGGAGGGCCAAGCGATCCGCGGCTCTTCATGGTGCCACAGGCGGCAGCGAGCGGTCTCAACACGTCGGTCGGCAGTGAGGGCGGATTCCTCGTTCGCACCGACTTCTCGACGGCGCTCCTGGCGAAGGCCATGGGCGAGTCGGTGCTGGCGAACCGTTGCACCACGATCGACATCGGGCCGGACTCGGATGGGATCGAGCTGCCCTACATCGACGAATCGAGTCGGGCGACCGGCTCCCGCTGGGGCGGCGTCCAGGTCTACCGGCGCGCCGAAGCCGATACCGTGACCGCATCGAAGCCGAAGTTCGGGATGCTCGAGCTCCGGCTCGAGGACCTGATGGGCATCTGCTACACCACGGACCGCGCGATGCGGGACGCGACCAGCCTGGGCCAGATCATCCAGACCGCGTTCTCCTCCGAGTTCGCCTTCCGGGTGGACGACGAGATCATCCGCGGGACCGGCGCTGGGCAGTGTCAGGGTCTGCTGTCCTCGGCAGCCCTCGTCAGCGTGGCCAAGGAGACCAGCCAGGTCGCCGACACCATCGTCGCCGAGAACGTGCTCAAGATGCGTTCCCGGGTTCCGCCCCGGCTGCGCGCGGACAGCGCGTTCTTCATCAACCAGGAGTTGGAGCCCCAGTTCCCGCAGATGGTGGTGAAGGTCAAGAACGTCGCCGGCTCCGAGAACGTTGGAGGGGCGCCGATCTACATGCCGGCAAATGGTCTCGCCGGTCAGCAGTACGACACGCTGTTCGGGAAGCCGGTCATCCCGATCGAGCAGTGCGCGGCCATCGGCGACCAGGGAGACATCTTCTACCTGGCCCTGCGTGAGTACCTGCTCATCCGAAAGGGTGCCCTCGAGACGGCGGAATCGATCCACGTGCGGTTCCTGTACGGGGAGAACACATTCCGGTTCACCTATCGGATCAACGGGGCGCCGGCCTGGAAGGCCAGCCTCACGCCCTACAAGGGTTCGCTCGGTGTGAGCCCGTTCGTCACGCTAGACGCACGGTAAGGGAGGAACGCCATGTCCAAGCTCCACATTCCGCAGGACGTCGTTCCCTTCTCGCTCTTGGCCCCAGCGGCGGATGCTGCTGGACGCACCTCGACCTACAAGAGCCTCAAGGGCGCCGTGAAGGCGTGGATCGTGGTCCACATCGATCAGGGCAACGCCGCGACGATCGCGCTGAGCCCGAAGCAGGCCCTCGCCGTGGCCGGCACGACGCCGATCGCGATCCGGGCCACCCGCATCTGGGCGAAGCTCACCGCCGCGGCGACCAACTTCACGCGGGCGACCGACGCCGTGGACTACACCACGGATGCCGGGGTCGACACCAAGGTCATCGTCTTCGAGATCGACCCCAACCTGACGCTGACGCCAGAGTCGGCATCTGGCGTCTATGACTGCGTCGCCCTGACGACGGGGGCCAGCAACGCCGCGAACATCACATCCGCGATGTTGCTCGTCCAGATGAAGCACAAGGGCGCTTCCGTCGACAACGTGCTCGCCGACTAGACGCCTGGCCGTTGACCGTTCGGCCCGCGCGTGGGGAAAGAG